TCCAAACTCTTGGGGTTTCAGGGTACAGTCAGACTTCACTTGACTTCCAAAACTGGGATTAACCAGGGTCGCCTTGACAAACACAGTGAAGGCATTCTTCACCTGATGGGGTCGGAGCTGAATCTTCTTCTTCATCTCTTCGATGATGCCAGCCGAGATGATGTTCGTCACGTGATCCACGTGGGTTCCACCCTTGGTGGTGCAGATACCGTTGACGAATGACACCTGTTCAAAACCATCGTCACTCGGGGCCACGCAGACGGTCCAGTTGTCGCTGGTGGCTGTGACAATCTCTTCGCTCTTGGTGTACATCTTGGCGTAGGTGCTCAGGGGACACTTGGAAAGCACCTCACCCTGAAACTTCACCTTACAGTTGGGCGACGTACACACGTTCGCATCGTAGACACGCTTTTCAAAAATCTTGTAAATATCATCATCGAGACCAGACATACCAAACAGGTACCATTCAGGGGTGAAGGAAATACAGACGGATGACGTGGCTGCAGAATGAGACGTGATTTTAGGGGGTTCGCACGCGCGCATGTTTTTGGTCCAGGTCTGGACATACTTTTTCTTATTTTCTCCATCTTTAATCGTCACGGTAAACTTTGTAGAGTACACGTTGGCCAGTTTGGCCCCGTAGCCGTTACGACCACCGACGACTCGCTTCTGGTTATCATCATAGTTGGTGCTCGTCAGGAGGTGACCAAATGTGAGCTCAGGGTTCCAGATACCCTCCTTCTCGTGCATCTTCACGGCGATACCACCGAGGGGTCCGTTATTCTCGACGGATATGACGCCAGTCTCACGGTCGATAGTCACGGAGATGGCGGTGGTGTTCTTGGGGTACAGGGAGTTTCTGTCGATGGCATTCACGAGAATCTCATCGAAAATCTTCAGGAGCGCAGGGGAGTACGCCAACATCTTCTTTTCGAACCCTTCTTCCGATCGAACCCAGTATGGTTCATAGACCCTGGATACAGGGCCGACATAGGAATCAGGGCGTTTGAGGATGTGCTCCACGTGCGTGAGCTTCTGGATGCTCTCAGTCATAGTCCGTTTATGCGCGCTCTCCTTAAGAGACCTTCGAACCACTGGATGATTTCCGTTCGTGTTTTTGATGTGCTTCGGGGAGCAAAGTGTCTGATTTGACCATTCTCACGAAGTCTCAAGCACTTAGGTCCAATTTTCACTTTGTTGATGAAGCATGAATAGCATACTCTTTCTAATTTCAGGCCGACGAAAGAGTACATGGTCGTGTTGTTTTCCAGGAACAGCGGACGAATCTTTTTGTATTCCCTGACGAAGAGTTTGGTCTCGAATCCCCTGGCCATTATTCTTGGATCCAGGGGAGCTTCGCATCTATAACAGACGGAGGTCCACTTCAGATACATGAAATTATTTTGTTGACTTACTCTAAATGAATAGTTACCCTCCGAAGTCATCACCGATGCCCTTCATCATCATCATCATTCTCCTGCTCATGGTGTTGTCGGGCCTTTTGATTTACTTTTTCATGTTCTACAAGCCGCCCATGGACCTGTGTTCCAACCTTTACGCTTCCAACATCTGTACCAATGAAATGTGTACCGACTTGGAGGTCTGCCCAGCGGCTCCAGTAGTTGAGTGGAAACCGAAGGTGGAGGCTGCTTCCAGCAAGTTTTTGGGACACAGTGTTGATGAGTCTTTGACTGGTACGTTTGGAAGCGCTTACAATGCGGGACTCGCCAGTCTCGAGTCGGATTTTGATTCCAACGTGTGTGCGATCCTTACGGGTGGAAGTATGGATATATCGCCTTATAATCCCACCGCCACCGGCACTGAAGACCAAGCTGGAAAAACTACGAGGGAAGGTAAAATTAACTGCATCAAAATGATCGATGCAATCGATGCCGAACTCGACAAAAATCCTCCGTGGTTCGAAAAAAAGAAGCTCCTAGAGACTCGTAGGGCTGTGATTGATCTGTGTACCGATGAAAGTACTCAGAATTCTCTTTCTTACAAACCTGATTTCCCAGCAACCGAAATCACAACCAAGACGGGTAAAATTTCTAAAATATTTTGCCCCCCCACGAGTTCAACCTAAGTGAACCCCAAACATTACAAAAAGTCATCTCAAACAATGTCTTACGAAGATTGCCTCCGCGATGCCATGCGCCTTCACAAGGTCTCCACGCCAGATGAGCGATGCGAACATCTGGCCAGGAGTGTGTTCAAGATGAAGAACAAGTACAAACAACATGAGGCGCACAAGAAGGCGCGGTCCCTGGTGGTGATTACCGAGGCACCCAAAAAGGTCATAGAGCAAAAGTACACAACCAACATATGTCAGTCGACGACACTCAAGGGGAAGCGGTGCACCTTCAAGGCGACCTGTGGAAATTTTTGCAAAAAACATAGCGTAGCCAACAAGGACCTAGTAGCGTTCCTAGCTAAATAAAATTGTTTTGTAATTATAAATGTTCGATCAGGACTTGCTCAAACCCGTCATCGTTTCCATGGTCTTGTACCTGGTCATCGCCAAGTTTCTTCCCGAGATTCTCAAGAAGCCCACTGGTATCGGTATCATCGATGACCTCAACATGATGCTCATCGCTCAGAAGGGATCGTTGGCTTCAGGTGCTGTGCTCTCTGGTCTCATCGCTCTCCTGTCTCAGTACATCATTGACCAGGAATTCTTTTAGAATGTTTTCTTTTCCAGTGAGTTGTTTCGTGTGTGAATGATCCATGTGTCTGACTCGCTTATCGAAGGCGTCGCGCATATACTCCAAGAGTTGGTCGGGGTTGGGGTCACCCCAACGCATCCCTTTTTTGAAGAGGAAGTCATCCTTTTCCAACTCTTGAAGTGTACACGTGATGGTATAAGGCGTCTTGATGTATTCAGGGGCACCCCCGTAATCCGTGATGATGACTGGTTTGTCTCTGATGGCAGCCTCGACGGCACCCATACCCACCCCCTCGGAGTGTGAGAAGCTCACGTAACAGTCACCCATCCTGTGAATGTCATCCAGTTCTTCGTCGGACAGAAGACCATTGATGACTCGGACGTTTGGAAGGTTAATCTGTATCGGGGAATGACACGTCGCTTTGATCAGGAGACGAGCCTTGGGTTCGTTCAGGCGGACGAAGGCTTCCAGGATGGCCCGAACATTTTTACGTGGGTCAGCCACGTTACCTATGTGATAAAACACGTATCTGTCATCAGTGGGAATGTGTGCGTGAATCACGAAGAAGGTGGTCCCAGGAAACTGTCTCGAGAAAACCTCTTGACAAAAGGCACTGGGCACGGCGACACGGTCAAAGTGTTCGAAGAGTTTTCCATAGTCCTCGTGGACCGTTTCGGTCTCGCACACAGTCATACACGTGAGGCGTGGGTACTTTTGTTTGAGTAAAGGGATACGCTCCAGCCACCGTGGGACTGGCAGGGCGAAGATGAAGGCTTCTTCGGCGTCGGGTAAATGATCCGACAACTCCACGTACGTGCTTCCCGGAAAGAGTGCCCCGTACTTTTTCAGGTGATGACCTATGCCACTCAGGAGCGATGGACCGATGAGTAACATTTGTTTTAAAGATAATCTTCCTTTTATATATAATAACATGGATTCCATCAAAGAAGATATTCATACTGAGCTTCGTCGCCTTCGTATCGATAAGACGCATCTGTACACGACGCTCCTCAAGATCATCGACGCCATTCCTCAGGCTGAGGCCCCCGTGGAACCCGTGGCAGAAGTGGCGGTCCAGCCTGAACCCGTGGCAGAAGTACCTGTTGTGGAGAAGGTGCCAGTCGTTGAAGAGACTCCTCCCCCGACCCCGGTGAAGCGGACTGGTGGCAGGAAGAAGAAGGTTACTGTGGAGGCTTAAACTTGTTGACGTAAAAGATGTACCCTCCCACCAGGGCGGCGAGGGCCAATAGAATATAGTTGAAGGAGAACTTCTTCTTCTTTTCCGGTTCCTTCTCGGGAAGTCTGCGAACGTTTTTGTTCAGCTCATCAATCTTCCCGATGAGTTCACGGAGAGCTTCGAGTATCTGTACCTCTTTATTGACTGGTTTCTCCTTGACGTCTATGGTGGTCACCTCCAGGACCATGTAGAATGTGACGGAGGGTTGGAGAAGCTCGTAGTCCCCGTCACCCTGTGATTCGTACATGTTGAAGTGGAGCTTCTGGATGGATATGGGGTTGAAGTAGTTTGTCTGTCTGTTGAACGATTTCCACTGTTTGTCTCGCATGATGAAATCGTTACTGCCCGTGAAGCTTCTCTCCAGGGGAACACGGGCGAATATCTGACCCTTCCTTTCATCCAACATCTGGGCAATCTTGGGAACGTCTGGACACACCACGTCTATGTACTTGGCCACGTTGGTGTTGCCCGTGGCGTCGCTCTGGCCCACTTGGGTCACGTAAAAGTCTACCATCTTTATCCCTATGACTTTGTTCATCTCTTCCACGTGAAGATTGGACTCTAGGGATATGTCCACGGTAAAGGTGTTGTTGGATCCCTTGACGTACTGAGAATCCACGGTGATGTACTGCACTCGTTTGGGAACGTCTTGTAACGAAACGACCATCTATCATTTACGAAGATAAAAAAGATGACCTAAGTAGAGACAGATGTGGGCCCAGGCTATTTACAACGTCCTTCGCGAAAGAACTTCTGAACTCACACTATGGGGAATATTGCCAGCATGGCTCAAAAAGTTTCTCTTGGATGTCGATCTCGAACATATTCGTTTGCGGAACTCAAGGATTGCTACGATGACAACCGACGCTCAGTGATACCTGTGACATATGAGGAAGATGAAGACATGCTTTTGGCAGTCAATGAGTGTGGAGAGGAAGTTGTCATTGCTGTACCTAAGTGGTGGAACTTGAGGAGCTAAACATAACAACAAAATGACGGAAGATTACATCCCCCTCTTGACGGACGACTTCAAGCTCGCGTTTTGCCAGGCGACCAATGGACTCTGTACGGATGTCCAGCGACTCATCTGGGAAAAGACTATCTTGATAGAACCCTTGTGCCCCCCTGCTCCTAAAAAATCGTGGCGTAAAGTACTTAGAAAAATAGACCATATGTAATATACAAGATGCAAGTGTTTATCAAAACTTTGACTGGTAAGACGATCACCTTGGAGGTGGAATCGTCGGACACGATCGATAACGTCAAGGCGAAGATTCAGGACAAGGAGGGTATCCCCCCAGACCAACAGCGTTTGATCTTTGCAGGAAAACAATTGGAGGATGGGCGTACTCTGGCTGACTACAATATTCAAAAGGAGAGTACTTTGCATCTAGTCCTACGCC